ATGACTTTTTTTCAATCTTTAGGCTCGTCAAAACTATCTTATGACGATTATGTCTCTTCGGTGCTTTCTGGAAATTCAAGTCCTGAATATACTGGTATATCTGCCTTAAAGAATAGTGATGTTTTGACAGCTGTATCTATTATAGCTGGTGATGTTGCTCGTTTTCCATTATTGAAAAAGGATTTAATGGGCAATATCGAACAAGATGAGGATATGAATTATCTACTGAATGTCAAATCCACAAGTAATACATCAGCAAGACAATGGAAGTTTGCAATGACCGTCAATACAATCTTGACCGGTAATTCATTCTCTCGTATTCTACGCGATCCAATTAGTGGTAAGCCATTAGAGTTTCAATTCTTTAGGCCGTCTGAAACGACTGTCGAGGAGACTGATGACCACGATTTGATTTACACGTTCAGAGACCGATTAAATGGCCGGGAAATCCGTTGTGGAGCTGACGAAGTCATTCACTGGAAGTTCTTTAGCCACGATACTATCTTGGGTAGGTCTCCGCTGTTGTCTTTAGGTGATGAAATTAGCTTACAAAACGGCGGTCTGAATACCCTGATTAAATTCTTCCGTGATGGTTTCTCAAGTGGGATTATCAAATTAAAAGGTGCTCAGTTGAATGGTGAAGCAAGGCAAAAGGCCCGTATGGACTTTGAAAAGATGCGTGAAGGTTCGACAGGTGGTAGTCCTTTGGTATTTGACGATACCCAAGAATACACTCCACTTGAAATTGATACGAATGTTTTGCAGTTGATTACATCTAATAACTTCTCGACTGCACAGATTGCAAAGGCTTTGCGAGTTCCTAGTTTTAAATTGGGAGTGAACAGTCCTAACCAATCTGTCGCTCAGTTGACTGAAGACTATGTGACCAATGACCTTCCGTTCTATTTCGATGCAATCACAAGCGAATTGGCTTTGAAAGTGTTTAGTGATGAAGAGCGCAGGAAGTATCGTGTTGACTTTGATACTCGTAGCGTGACTGGTAGAAATGTAGATGAGATTGTAAAACTTGTAAACAATCAAATCTTAACACCTAACCAAGCCTTGATTGAACTTGGTAAGGAACGTTCTACTGATCCAAATATGGACCGTTACCAGTCAAGTTTGAACTATGTCTTCTTGGATAAGAAAGAAGAGTATCAATCAATGAAAGGAGGTGAGACAAAGGATGCCAAAGAGAATCAAGATGAAAGGTCCACTGATTCCGAACAATAGTCAGGAATTCTATGATTATTATGGCTTGGAAGCGGTCAGTGCTAAAGCCATCACAGATTCTTTCCCAGAAGACAATAGCGATATCGTTTTAGAAGTCAATTCCAACGGTGGTCTTGTAACGGTTGGAAGTGAAATCTACACAGCTTTAAAAAGCTATCCAGGGAATGTGACTGTTGAAGTAACAGGAATGGCAGCAAGCGCTGCTAGTGTTGCAATCATGGGAGCTGATAAAGTGCTTATCAGTCCAACAGCGCAGATTATGATTCACAAAGCGCTTTATGGTTATGTATCTGGTAATAGCGATGATTTAGATAAAGCTTCTAATGCGCTTAAATCTAGTGACCAGGCTATCGTGAATGCGTATGCTGCCAAAACTGGATTGAGTGAAGAAGAAATTCTGGATATGATGAAGAATGAAACCTTCATGTCAGCTAGTGAAGCAGTTGAAAAAGGCTTTGCGGATGAAGTGATGACCTTTGAAGATATTGGTGCAGTAGCGAGCCTAGAGAATGGATTGTTACCACAAGCAGTTATTGATGACTTCTACGCTAACCGTAGCAAGCGTAAGTCGGAAATCCAAAACATGCTACGAGAAATTGAAAAAGAAGAATTACTTAAAGGGCTATAAGCTCTTTTTTTAATACCGAAAAGGAGAAAAGAAGGTATGTTTAAAGAAAAAATGAAACAACTCGAAGCACAGATTTTTAACATTGGTGCTGAAATTACTGCCAAAACAGAAGAATTGAAATCCGTTTTAAACGCTGATGATCTTGAAAAAGCTCGTGAGATCCGTGCCGAAATCGAAACATTAAAAACACAAGAAGCTGAAGCTAAGGTCAATTTGAAAACTTATGAAATCGCAGAAGAAGGAGCTGGTGTGCACGCCGCTGGTGAAAAACACGAAGTAAAAACAGAAGGTAAAACTTATCGTGAATCTGTAAATGAATTTATTCGTTCTAAAGGTCGTATTCGTAATGAAGGTCTGCGTTTTGAAGGTCAAGACGAAGTTCTTGTGCCTATGAACGAAGCAGTCAACCCAACACAAGATGGATTGAAGAAAGACAAGACTGAAAAAGTAACTAGTAAGGAAATTGTTACTACACCAATTCGTGAAGTTAAGACCGTTCTTGATCTTAAACAATTTGTGACGATTCACAAAGCGTCTAAAGGTGAAGGTTCATACCCAATTCTTAAACAAGCTACATCTAAGATGGCAAGTGTAGAAGAATTGGAAAAAAACCCAGCTCTTGCTAAGCCAGAATTCACAGATGTTACATGGAAGGTTAAAACTTATCGTGGTGCTATTCCACTTTCACAAGAAGCAATCGACGACGCAGATGTTGACCTTCTTGCAATCGTAGCTGAAGCAGCTAACCAAATCAAAGTAAACACTACAAACGATGCAATCGGTGGTGTTTTGAAAACATTTGAAGCTAAGCAAGCAGCTGATTTGGATGCGATTAAAGCGATCTTGAATGTTGACCTTGACCCAGCATACAACGTATCATTCGTAGTTTCACAAAGCTTCTACCAAAAACTTGACACTTTGAAAGACAAGAACGGTCGCTACTTGCTTCAAGATTCTATCGTTTCTGCATCAGGAAAAGCATTCCTTGGACATCCAGTATTTGTAGTCGCTGATACTGTCCTTGGCGAAGCTGGTGAAGCTAAAGCCTTTGTAGGTGATGCACAACGCGCTGTACTCTTTGCTGATCGTGTTGATCTTGGCTTGCGCTGGACTGACAATGAAATCTACGGTCAATACTTGCAGGCAGTTGTGCGCTTTGATGTGAAGAAAGCAGATGAAAAAGCAGGTTATTTCGTAACTATGCCCTAAGGCTCCCCCGATTAGTGGGGGTGTCCCACGGTCAGCGGTAACTCTAGCAGTACCAACCGCAAGTAGCACCAAGCAAGAAATCATGGATTATCTAGATAGTAAGAACATCAGTTATAATCCATCGTCTAATAAATCGGAGCTTCTAGCTCTAGTAGTTTGATAGGAGGTATCTATGCCTGTTAAACAAGAATTATTAGAGAGCGTGAAGCTTTATTGCAAAATCGATTATGATTTCGAAGATGAAATCATCAAAGAAATGATTGAATCAGCACAAGAGCAAATCTGCTTCGCTATCGATGCTAATGCGAAGCCAGAGGATTTTGAAAACTATGCGAAGTTCAAGCTTGCTGTTAAAAAGCAAGTCAAAGAAGAGTATGAACATCGTGGGATGTCAGCAGATACCGTGCGCTATCCATTGGCAAATGGTGTCCTGAACATTATCCATCAACTTCGAACAAGGAGGGAAGTCAATGCGGACACGTAATATGAATGTTCGCATTACTTTTTTTAAAAGAGTAGGTGGACAAAATGAAGACGGAGAGGTGCTAGATTTCGAAAGAAAGGACTTGTACTCTTGCTGGGCAGAAGTTTCAAAAACCTCTATTAAAGATTTTCGTGAAAACGCGACGGTCACAAAAGCTAGTGGGCTGTCAGAGCACAAAGACACCAAAACATTCTTAATTCGTCATCTACCCAAGCTTCCTTTTGACAATTCTTGTTTCGTAGATTTTGATGGCAATGAATACCAAATCATTGCTATTGAGCGCGACTATGCTAACAAGGAAATTGATTTAATCAAGGGAGTGATGATGTCATGACGAAAGGGCTGAATCTTTGTCTTGATAATCTTACGAAGCTAGAAGCTAAAGCACCAAGAGTGGCTCGCGAAGCTGTCACAGAGGTAGCTCAAGAGTTCAAGAAAGAGCTTGAAGTAAATACTCCTGTATCTGATGAACCCACTCTCACTCGATTGAGTGAAGATATAAGAATCAGTAATTTTAAAGGAGGGGGAGATGCTCCTTCAAAGGATATTGGTTATGGACGTGCTACTGGATGGCGTGCGAAATATCCAGATAGTGGAACAATCTATCAGAAAGCGCAAGACTTCGAGGAAAAAACTATTAACGCAGTCACTCCTCGAGCTGAATCAATTTATAAATCAAAAATGAGGGAGGTGTTGGGTAAATGATTGCTGAAACTGAAGCTTATAAACGCTTGGTAGCAGATGAAGAATTAAATAAACTCTTCGATCAGTTTAGGGGCAAGGAGTTCCCTGGTTACAAACAAGGTATCTTCACTTATGATATTCCTGAAAAACCTACAAACTTAAAACAAAAAGAACTTGCTCCGTTTGCAAGAATTTATTTAACTTACGAAGCACCTCACAAATATGCAGATGATGAAATCATCTCGACGGAACAACGTATCACAATCAATTTTTGGTGCAAGAATGCTAAACAAGCGGATCAGATTGCTAAAAGAATGGATGCGGTACTAGAAAGTAGTGGTTTTGAACGCTACACAGCTAATGAGAAACCTCGATACATGGATGACGATATTGGATTGTTAATGAACGTCCGAAAATATCGTCTTTTTGATTGGAGTAATCTCGAAGAAATGAAAGGAAAATAAATAAATGTCTAAAGTTAAATTTGGCTTACGTGGTTTTGAATATGGGGTTTTGAACTCTCAAAACCTTGTCACAGGTGAAACTAAAAAAATCCCAGGAATTAAATCAGCAAAACTGGATATCACAAATGAATTGAACACTATCACAGCAGATGATGGGCCATACGTTGTATTGTCTTCTGGTATCACTGGAACAACCCTCGAAGTATCATGGCTTGATTTAGGAAGCGATGCTCGTAAAGATTTCTATGGTATTACTGTTGAAAATGGTGTTGAAAAGTACAGCAAGAAGATGACACCAAACGATATCGCTTGCTTGTTCCGTACTACTGGCGATGACGGTAAAGGTATCTGGGTTGGTCTTCTTAAAGGTAAGTTCTCACTTCCAGGCATGGATCTGGAAACTAAAGACGGTTCACCAGATCCGAAAAACGATACGGTATCTGGAAGCTTTGTAGCTCGTGGAGACGAAGACGAAGGCCTTGTAATTGTAGTTGGTCGTGAAGATAACCCACAATTCCAAGAATCTGAATTCCGTAAGCTCGTCTTCCCAAAGTCGTAAGCGGTTCTAGTTCTGAACGAACAGCAACCGCTGAATCAGGCGCAGTAAGGCAAAGTGTATAAGAGGCTTGGTTATTCCAAGCCTTTATTTTTAAGGAGTAAACAATGTTTGAAATTAAATTTAAAAAAGGTGGGGTTCTGAAAGAGTTCTCTAAAGATTATGTCAATGTCGAAGATAATCTTCTGGCGTTAGAACACCAAGTTCGTCAAACTGCTTTGTACGAAAAGAAGGAAGATTTGCTAAATCCTGCCAAACATCGCGAGTTGAATGAGGCGTATCTTGATATGTTCGTTAAAATGTACGGTGAGCAGTTCGATGCAGATGATTTGAAGGGCGCAAGTGTTGAAACGCTTGAAATTTTGAACGAACTATACCTGGCAGCGCTCGGTGGAAAACAAGAAGAAAAAGAGACCGCCGAGGTAAAAAAGAAGAAAAAGGGCTAAGCCCTAAAGAAGCTCAAAATAATTTATTAGTTTGGGTTCAATCGCTAATGAGTCAAGGATACACGATCCATGACATTAAAAGCATGCGACTTTCAGATTTTGATTTGATGGTGCAGGCTTTAGAAATCAAAGAAAGCAAAGAGGAAGAAGAGACGACCCTTGACAAGGCCTTTCCATTCCTTTTTGGGTAGAAAGGAGAATGAATGGCAAGTAATATTGGTGAAATAGTCGCTACCGCTACCTTGGATGTCGCTCCTTTTCAGTCGAATGTTGGGAGGTTGAAAACCTATTTAAAGGGTGTTGATAACTCTCTGAAAGCGATGGAGAACAACTTCAAAGGCGCCGGCAAGAATGTCAGCAATTTAAAGTCTCTCTTATCACAGACCGGTTCAGCTCTAGGCTCTTACCAAAAATTGCTAAGTTCACAAAGTGAACGATATAACCAATTAAAAGCAAGCATTGGAGATGTTTCAACCGCAACCGCTGAACAAAAGCAGAAGTTAGTTGAAGCAGGTGCTAGCATGACTGCGACTGCTGCTAAAGTTTCAGAATTGCAAAATCGCTATGAACAGTTAGCGAAATCTATGCGTCAAGCTTATATCGATGATAGTGCATTTACAAAATTTGGAAAAGGTGCGCAAGAAATTGGAAATAAAATAAGTCAAGCTGGTCAAACTGTTTCTGGATTCGGATCTGCATTGACTCGTGGGGTTACTGCTCCAATTGTGGCAGGCGCAGGTATCGTGTTAAAGGCTGCGATTGATTATGAATCAGCGTTCGCAGGAGTTAAGAAAACAGTGGACGAAACTGCGACGGTATCTTATCAAAAGCTATCAGATGGTATTCGTCAGATGGCTAAAGAATTGCCAGCCAGTGCGGTAGAAATTGCCAACGTTGCTGAGGTAGCAGGTCAGTTAGGTATCAAGACCGAAGATATTCTCTCATTCTCTCGAACCATGATCGATATGGGAGAGTCAACGAACTTGAGTGCTGAAGAAGCTGCAACAGCCATTGCCAAGATTGCGAACATCATGGGATTGACGTCGGACGAATACTCTCGATTTGGTGCAGCCGTTGTAGACCTTGGTAACAACTTTGCCACAACTGAAAAAGACATCGTTGAGATGACTAACCGTTTAGCAGCAGGTGGTAAACTTGCTGGATTAAGCACGGCAGATATCTTAGGTCTTGCTACGGCTATGAGTTCGGTTGGTATTGAGGCTGAAGCAGGTGGTACTGCCATGACTCAGACACTGACCGCGATTGGTAATGCCGTTTCATTGACAGGAAAGGGAGCAGCTGATGACTTAAATCTTATTGCTAAGACTGCAGGAATGACATCAGAAGAATTCCAACAGGCTTGGAAAGAGAAGCCTGTTGAAGCCTTGCAATCCTTTATCAAGGGACTTCAAGAAGCACAAGATAAAGGCGTAAACATGAACGCTATTTTGATGCAGCTTGGAATGACAGGTGTTCGTCAAAGTAATATGCTAAAATCTCTAGCTCTGGCTTCAGATAAGATGGGTGCTGCAGTACAACGTTCGAATCAGGCGTGGAAAGAGAATACTGCTTTAACGAACGAAGCAAACAAACGCTACGAGACTACTGAGTCTCAACTACGGATGTTTAAAAACCAGTTGACAGATATTGCAATTGAATTCGGAGGTCCACTTATTAAGGCGCTTCGAAACGCACTTGATGCATCCAAGCCGTTGATTAGTGGATTAGCAGATTTAGCTAAAAATGGCTTCATTATCGTAAATAGCCAAGGCACACAATCGAGAAACCCGGCATTGTCCGCGAAAGCAGATGCCGAAAAAGTCATGATCAAGATGTCTTCCCTGTTAGGCTTCGATCCGGTAAGTCGCCGTAAAAATCCAGTAGAAACGGACGTTACTGATATGTTGGATGAAATCCTCACAATGTAGGCGAAAATGGAAATCTGGCACGAATACGCGAAGAAAGTTCAATCAGGTGAAATAACGGCGTGTAAAAAAATCAAACAGGCCGTCGCACGTTATTTTGACGATTTAGCGAACTCCGCTTATTTCTTTGATGAAAGTGCGGTAAATAAATTCTTGGCTTTCTCCCGCCTATGCCCGCACGTTAAAGGGCATTTACGCGGGCAATCAATCGAGCTTTCAGACTGGCAAACATTTCTCTTTGCCAATTTGTTAGGCTTTAAGCGTACCGATACCGGCTTGAGAAAATATCGTTCCGCTTATATCCAAGTGGCGCGG